CGTCCAATATTGCCCAAACGTTGCCCCATGGAGATTTTTCCCATTTCCGCATTTAGCTCCGCAATACGTCGCTTAGTTGCCACCGCCGCACGGTCTAATTCATGCCCGGAAGCAATACCACTGCGTTTTAATTGGTCGTATGCCGCACGGGTGCGGTTGATTTCATTTTGGATACTGCGTTCGCTACGCACACCAAGCATTTCTCGGTTGCGTGCCGCTTGTTGGATTTGGCGGTAGCTTTGTTCCGTCACTTGTGCTGTTTGACGCACCGCTCTTTGTTGCGTGGTGGCACTGCGTTGGGCTTGATTTTCGATATTCTTGGTTGATTTGCTAACACTGTTTTCCACGCTTTTCACTACACCACTGGCGTAGTCTTTCGCTTTGAGTGTTAAAGAGACATCCATATTTGCCATTTTTAAACCTTGTTTAAACGTAATTTAACAGCAATAAAAAAGGGGCATTACGCCCCCTTATTTTTACGACGCTTAAAAACATAGGACGTCGTAGTTTCATCGGTGTTGTGTTGGGTTTTCGCGCCTTGGCTCGCTAAATAGCTGTTAATCCATGCACTAACTTCGGCGTGGCACATATCCCAGACGGCTTGCGCGGTAAATCCAAACTTACCCAGTAAAATCGTTGCCGAGCGGTAGTTTTCATACGCCTGCCAAACCTCGCTGACATTGCGCCGTTTTACGCTTCGTTTGCCGTCTTTTGGTCTTCCGAAACGCCCATGCGCTTTTTTCGTAGTTGATTAATTTCGTTGTTAATCAATACGTAATCATCAGTAGCAAGGTTATCCAGCAAGAATACCGGAGTCACTGCCTCGCGCGGAATGCCATCAAACTCAACTTGTTGCGCCAAATACGCTAAATCAACCAGCATTTGCTCGGCATGACTTAATGTCTCTTTGTCGCTTAATCCAAGATCATTAATGACCTCCAACGCTTGGCATTCGCCGCCTACAGTCAAAATCTTGACCAACACGTCATGATGTAGCGTGCCGTTATATAGCACGCCAAGTTTCAAACGGGTTTTCATTATTCTTCAACCATATCCAAAGCGACCATTTGCAAATCGCGCATTTCCTCATTGTCCACGGTGTAGCTTGTACCCACTTCGGTAGTAAAACAGCCGATGTAAGAGCGACGCTTGCCGTTTTCTTCTTCGACAGTCACTTTGCCGTCTGTCACATTATCCCAATCGGGTTCAGCGCGATTTAACGGCACAGCAACAGTGAGTGACAACGCATATTCGGTAATGCCTTTGGCAAAGCCTTTCACACGTCCTTTGCGGTTGATGGTTTTCACCGGCTTGCGACCGGTGGTAACACGCACATCTAACTTGGTTAAGTCAATCTCTTGACCGTCCACTTCGACAATGCCTAAACTGGCAAATTCTTGGGCCATTTATGCCTCCTATAAAATCAAATCAACACGGTTAGCGACAATATGTAATCCGTTCACCACATCGGTCGGGATTACACAATCCAAGCGGTTCGGGTCAACGCCGTTACGTTTCACCAACAATTTCGCTTTGTGTTGTGCCACGTTTTCCAAAATTTCTTCGTTTTCTAAACGCAATAAAACATCTAGGATTTCAGACCGCACTTTGTCCGGTGTACGTGCAGATAATTTGGCACGTGGGAAACGCAACTCAATGCGCTGTTCAATCGCTTTGCGCGTATAGTCAAGCGTGCGGATGGTGGTTAAATCCAAGTAGCTCGGATCATCCGTATTGGTTGCCGATTTGGTGTAAGTCGTGATTGCGCGCATAATGCGGACACGATGATTTACAACTGTAATCGGGGTTAAACCGTGATATAACGCCTGATTCGCTTCGGTCAATAACGGCGTTTGTGTCGGGTCAACTTCGGTCAAGCCCTTAATTTCTAGCGTATTTAATGGACGTGCAGGGTCTTCTTCGCCCGCAATCACCGCGCCGAAACCTGCGGCAATGAGCGCATGAGATTCAACTGCACCTTTGTACCAACCACAAGTGATACGCTCACTGTTGATTTTTTCGGTATAAGTTGTGCCGGTTGCCATTGACCCACGCCACGCTAACACACCGATGGCAGGTTTTTTCTCAAGCGGAGCGGACACAGATTCCAGGTGCTCACGCAATGCCTTGGCGTTTTTGTCGTCCGCGAACGGCGAAATGATGATATGGTAATGCGTACCGGCAACACTTGCTAATGCAGGGGCTAAATCCGCATTTTCTGCACCGTTGGCAAATGCTGTCGCATTAATAGTCATATCTTTAGCCGTATTGGTTGCGGTCAAATTGATTTCGTTGCCAATTTCGCCTTTGCATTTCGCGGTTAACGTAATCGTGCTCTCATTTACAGCTGATGTTGCTGGGCAATCTGTGGCACCGTTAATGATTGCATTCAAACGCGCTGCTACAGCATCGGATTTTTCGCCCGTTGCCACCGCAACTTTGCAATCAATACCGGCAATGGTTACTGTCATGACACCTTGGCTTGCTGCAGTACCGGTTAAGGTTAAACTACCGCTCGCCGCCACACCCGATGAACTATCCGCCAAGCCCATAACAGATAAACGGATAAGTGAATTGTTGGTAATAGCCATGCGCGTCATTAAATGCGCCCACGAGCCGTCACCAAATGCGGTTGCTGCATCAAGATCAGAATACACTCGCACGGGCTGGGTAAATGCGGTTGCCCCACCAATCATCGGCGCAACAATTAGCACTTCTTGCTCATTCGTTGGCAAGGTTGTCACTGCGCCTTTAGCGTTATATTCAGTATAAACACCCGGCTTACGTAAGCTGTTCGGGATTTTTTCAAATTCAATATTAGTCATTGCCTGCACCTCTTTGCTTGCGGGTTGGTTGCACTTCGATTAAGTCGCCATCAGCGATTCTGCGCTGATAATAGACCGTACTTTCTACTTCAACAGGTTCCTGGCCAATGTAGGCATACGGCTGATTTTCTAAAGGGACTTTCACCCCGTGGGCTGCTTTTACAATCATTTTTTATCCTTTGTTTTTACACTAAATCCGACCTCGGCATTGTTGTTCGGCTCATATAATTTGCCGTCCACATGTTCAAGGATTGGCGACACCGGGGAGAGTTCGGCCGCATAATGAGCAAACACAAAATCAGGGTTAGCCGGGTCTTGTGTTTTTTCCGGATACAAACCGTCTTCTAGTGGTGCAACATCATCAAATGCCGCCTCGTACTCAATGGCATACGCGGTGACTTTTTCAGTGCGAAACTGCGCATTGTTAAACAACGTCAGAATCGCCAGCGGTTTTAACGGCTTAACTAATCCGCCCAAGCGTTGCGTATCCAGCAAGCGGCGTACCGCATAAATCAACTGATTCGCACCGACCTCGCGTTTATCCACCCCGCCTTGTCGTGCGGCTTGGTTACTGCGCAATGAGCGCACCGCCACAATGACCACAAATTTAGCAGAGGTGCGGAACGCTGTGCCGCGCACTCCCATCGGCTCAATTCGCGCACCGCCGAACGTCACCAACACCATAGGCAAACGCCCCGTACCCAGGCTTTCGTCATCCAGCTCACCACCGTAGCTTTTTACGGTGTTAGCAAGTTGTCCCAAGCCACGTGTCAAGCGGTCAACCAGTGCATTTTCAATTTCGGTTATCACGGCCAAAAATCCTATTATTCGGATTAGTAAACATCACCGCATTACCATCGCTTTGTTGTTCGTCTTCAATGTCAATACCGAGGGAGATTTTCCCCGCCGCCAAGTCTTCGAGCTCTTTTAAACTCAATTTATAGCGCGTGATAATCTCGTCGGCAATCGTCACTTCCGACATGCTCGCCAAGCGGTAACGGGTTAAATCACAACAAATGCGGGTGAGATTTTGCGGAATTGTCGGCAACGGCAAGCGATAACGCGCACTTAAATAACCGTCGATTTGGCTTGTACTGTCAGATAGCGCAATGGTCAGCACGCTTTCATTCACCACGCCTTCGCGGTCACGGTCGGTTAGCTGGATGGCTTGAAACTCCCCGATGCGCAAAACGAAATCTTTTACCGTTGCATACATGGCTTAATCCTCACACACCGGGACAAGCTCTAACCAAGGGTCTTCCGCCAAGGTTAAGGTTTGTTCCGCCGTTAAGTCATCTGCTGCGATGTAAACCGCATCGGTTTTGTTAAAGCGATAACCGCAACGCCCATAGGTTGCCTGTGGATGGATTTCACGCAATTTAATCGAATAACCGATTGGAACAATCACTTGCCCTTCTTTGTCGTTTGTCTGTGATTCGCCCACATTTTCTACCGCACTTTCGGCGTTATCCGCACCGTTTTCAGCTTGGGTTTGCACCTGTTCTTCCGGTGTCGTTTGCACGTCTTGCGTTACGTCGTCTTTTTGGTTTTTCTTAGCCATAATTAACTCCTAGGGCGGTTTCCCGCCCGTTTGGTTATTCTTCGATGATTTGTGGTGACACAATCACTTTCAAACGACCTTTTAAGATATTGGTCGTACCGTTGATGATGTCGCCCTCGCAAATTTGGCGCGCTTGGAACTCTAATGCCGGTGGCACTAAAATCACATTCGGGCGAATGTTTAACAATTTGCCGCCATCACCTTTTAAGGATTGCATTTTTGCAATCACTTTCATGATGTTTTCAGCATTGAGTTCTGTTTTCTCAACACGGTGGGCAAGTTGCCAAAAACCAAAACCGGCAGCACCACGTGCACGCACACCCCATTCGTAAATGTCTTCGTTAAATACGGTGTCAGACTTGGATGGGTCAAACTTCGTTTCGATTTCCGGCGCTGTGCGCTCTTGCCAAATTAATGGTTTAATCGCATTGGTGGTGTCGAAAATATAAAACGTTGGTGCTTCTGTTTTCGTACCGGTGGTGATATTGCTTTGCTCTTTGCTTGAGCCTGTGCCGTCCACGTTGTCAAAAACAGGATGGTCAGTGTCAAAGTAATTTTGGCCGTCATAACACAAAGTCGTTTTACCGGCTTTTAACAAACCAAACACCAAATCATCAGGTAATTCAGCCGCACTTTGTGCCGCTTGCTGCACCATTGGACGGAATAAGCCCACTTGGTCGTCTTCGATGTCGGTGCGCTGAATGCCTACCGTACTTTCATAAAGTTTGTTTTCAATGCTGGTGCCTTGGGCTTGCATGGCTTTGCGCTGACGTTTATTTACCCATTCCACCATTTTCGGGAACTGACCTAAGAAACCATAGGTGTTCACTTTAGTGTTAGAGGATACTTTCATTGCAATTAAGTCCCACTGCGGTTTAATTAAACCTAAACCGGCAGCAAAGTCTTTTTTAAACTGGGTTTCAATCGCTTTTAAAACTTCGGATTTCTTAAACATTATTTTTGCTCCTTGTGTTCTTTGATAAATTCGGCTTCGGTCATACCCAACGCACGAGCCGCCGCTTGTTCCGCTGCGCTTAATGCAACCGGTTTATCTTTATTCGGATCATCTTTGGCTTGATGACCGCCCGCTAAAGCCTGATTCGGGGTGGCCACGGCTAAATAATCGGAAAGTGCGGTAATGTCGGATTTACCTAATTTTTCCGCCCATTCTTTTTGCGATGGCAATAAACGTCCGTCAGATAATGCAGTTTGAATCAAGTCATTGACTTTATCGCCATGCACTTGTGCGCTTAACGCATTTAGTTTGTCTTGCACATCTTTCATTGCCGATAACGGCACATATTTGCTCGGGTCAGGCTCTGCACCGACTTTCGCAGTTAAAGCGACGACTTCACCGTCTTTTTCTTTTAACTTACCGTACACATCACTGAGTGCCACCGGGCTGTCGCCCTTAGCCGCAGAAAGTGCGGTCAGTTTTTGTTTCATTTCGTCTTCGGTCGCTTCCGGCGTGCCGAATAATTGGCGTAATAACTCCAGCATGGAATTGTCCTTTTTGTGTTGATGTTGATTAAATTGGGATGAAAAGGCGACAGCTTCCGCCAAGTCATGACAAGCAGGGCGATTCGTTAATGCTGCATTCAGCACTTTCGTCACCTTGCCGTCCGGCTCAGTCAAAAACAGAGGCGAAATGTAACGATATTCCCCGTTTCGAATTTGTTGATGGGCTTTTTTTGTCCAATCCACATCGACAAAAATGCCCTCACCTGAAATATACTCCGCCGTTTCCATCCAACCTGCGGCAGGGTTAGGTTTGCCGTTTTTCTCAATAAATAGGGTTTGATGTTCGTAGTCGATCATGAGCTTAATCTTTAGCTGATTAATGTCTTCAGCCAAAGCGTAGCCGTTAGTGTCATCTACATACCAGCCTCCTGCACCTTCGGTGCGTCCATCTTGCGAATAAAAACGACCAAAAGGGAATAACTGAATACGCCCATTTGTTTTTTTGTTAAGCGCGAAACTTAACGCAATCGGCTTAATGTGCATCGTTTGTTATCCTCGTTCTTTAATAGCGGATAACAGAATAATGGATAGGAAAAAATGAAAAGAGGGGAGCGACTTCCTCACTCCCCTCTAGGTTAGAATTTTTGCAAAAATGAAATTTGATGTTGTATTTAATCTTAAACTATTTTTAAAACCTTTTTAAATCCTTTTAAATCGTTTTAAAAAAATTAATCCGATAAATCACCCATATAATCATAAAAATGCAAATACGCGCGATTTAGGGCGGTTTTATGTTTTATTTAACTACACTCCGAAAATAGGCTTGCACATCCTCTAAAATATCGTCCTCGTCTTGTGGTGTTAAAACAAGGAAAGGGCGGGCAGGAATATCCACTTTTCGCCCACGTCCGGCTTTACCACCAAATTGATGAATTGCCGCGTAAGGTTCGTTGGTGCCGACCTCTGCGCTGTCATTATCATAATAGCTTGTGATACTGTTCATCAAATTTTCTGTATCAACTAGCGGTGTGCCTTGGCGATATTTCAGCCCTAACCACTTCGGACGGCCACCTACGTCAAAGTTTTGCAACACTGCCGATTCCATCGTGCCGGCAATGCTACGCATGAGTGGAGTACGGTCTTGAGCGGCATTTGCTAGTTTATTTAGTATTGAGGCAATTTGTTGCGCATTATTAATTTCGATTTCTATCATAAGCGTTGCTTTTAAACATTAAGGGAGTTAATATGGTTAAACCTAAATGCACTTAGAAAAGCGATGAATCTCCCAGATCGCGGGCGATGAGGTGAAATAGACTCGGGACTGTGTGTAGGTGTGGGGAGCCCTACCTAAGTGCATTTTCTTTTTCCAACAACTTTTTCAATTCCTTATCTTTAATCCGTCGAAACGACAGCACGAAGATTTCTTTAGGTAATAATTTCACTACCAGCATTTTCCCTTGTCGAATAAAGGTATATCTATCCTGATAATCTTTCGCTTGCAATAGGTGTTCAGGCGTATGAATCAAATCAGGCAAATCAGCATATTCATCCACGCCGAAATTTTGCCCATCACGGCTATTAAACTGCTTAATTAAGGTGTCATCTGATAGCCACACTGTGCCGGTGTTTGCCTTCATCAGTCCTTTATTTTCTGCGCTCAATATACCCGCGGCGAACCTGAAGTTTTTCGCTAAACCATCACGCACTTGTAACATTTGCTCGGCGGTGAGTTTTTTCCCTTCATGGCTAGATGATTGCTTAATTTCTGCCACCTGTTTCGCTAGCAAATTAAAATCATGAACAAATTCGCTTCCGCGCATCTCCACCTTGGCAAATTGGTGCGCCAGCTTTTCCGGGTAAAGATCCAAATTTGGCTTATAGTTCAATCGCCCTACATTGTAATCAAAGCCTTTATCCGTCACTCGTATCGTGCCGTCGGGCAATTTAAAACCAATGGTTTTTTCACGATTTCCCGCTTTATTGGCAGGGCGTTCAACTTCGACTAAAAATTCAGAACTATCGTCCGGCTTATCCATGCCTCGGCGTTTTAAATCCCGTTCAGCAAGTGCAATCACTGAACAGCGACAATTAAACCCATTTGGGGGATAAAATGTCGTCCAAAATGGATCATCATAACGGTAAATCTTGCCATTTAATGCTAAGTGAGCAGGGCGGGTTCTTTCGTCACCTACGGCGGAATATTGCCAGTAGGGACGATTGTCCACATTATCCCGCATGCGTTGATAGCGTGCCGCAGAATAAGCAGACTGCATATTCACTCGGTAAATAGTATTTAAACGGCGCGGCGTGCCGAAATACTCTCCGGTATTAGGGTCAGCCAATAAATTTCCATCTTTCCCACGGCTAATACTTTTATCCTTGCCAAATACCCAGCCCTTGTGTTCAAACTCCCCCAGTAGATCTTTTTTCCATTGATTAAATCCCTTGCCTTCTCGCATAGCGGTTTCCAATGACTGATAAATGTCTTTGGTCATTTCAAGACTAGACAAGCGCGCAATAGTCGTCGCTCGGGCTAACGCGCTGTCTTGTAAGTCTTTCGCAAACACTTTTCCCGCCAGCATTTTCTTCTGGCGGAGAAATTCAATAGCTTCTGTCGGCTCCATGCCAATAGCAAATTTAGGTGCGTTCGGCATTGGATGCCCCCAATAAATCCGACAAGAATAAGGCACTGGTTAAATAGCGTTCGTGCGCTTCTGACGTTAAATCCGGGTAAAGTTCCGCCAGTTTATCGCCTGCTTCTTCGTAACTGTTACACGTAGATAATACCGCCACGGCTTTTTGCACCATCGGATCTAATTGTTGGTTAAAGTCAACCTGTGTCATGCCGTTATCTAACAAGTTATCCAATAAATCCTGTTCCGTTTCCCCCTTGTTAGCAGCCGACAACGCCACACGCGCGCCTTTACCAAGACACCCCGCGCACTGACAACCAACCACATGCGCCGAAAGTGCGGTTAGTTTTTCAGGCGTTTTAAACTCGTTTTGATACGGCTTTAAAACCGCTTCACCATCTTGCACTTCAGGAATACCGAGCTTATCGCGCGTCCATTTTTCGGGGATTTGCACGCCAATACTCACAAGTTTAGGGATGGCATCAGCAAAGGTGCTTAAATCATCGTATTTTTTAGTGTCAAACTCAAAATACGGCACTCGGTGCAAAGCAATGTTTGGGTCAACGTTAATCTGCAAATAAGGCAGGATGATTTGCTGTGTGATGGTCTGTGCCACTTGTTTCGCGTCTGAAACCAATAAATCACGGCGCACTTCATTATGTACGTTGCCTAGCGCATTAGTTGAACTTTTGCCGTCCGCGCCTGATGTGAGCGTTTGCCCCAAAATCAAACGGGCAATAGATTTTTCGCACCAGTCCACCATTTGCAAGAACGGGTTATTTGCCGACCCCGCGCCGGTGTTTGCGGCATTATGCAATTCGATTGTCATCGAATCGGGCATAATCCCTGCGGCGTTGTGTCCGATTTGTGCAAGTGCGCGTAATAGTGTGCGTTTTTCCTCATTGGTTGCACCCGCACCATATTTACCAATGCGAATCGGCATGCCGTAAAGTTCCAAAAACTCAGCAAAATCCCGCACGGAATAATGCTTAAACATATAAAGCCAAGCCGGGGTACGGAATAACCCCATGCGCGCAAGTTGCACCGAGCGGGACTTGTGCGAATGCACCACCCAGCCGAACTGTCTTAATGGCTCGCCCATGGTATTAGTTGACGTTTTTAACAATAAATTGTCATTTTTATCTAACTTAAACCAAGACTGAGGACGCGGAATGAAGTTATAAGGGATATATTTTCTACTCTCCAATTTCCATTCTATTTCAAGTGCGGAAAAACCGTGTCCGACCGCATCCATCATATCCATAAGTAAGTTTTCAAAGTTTGGATATTGATAAAACAGCTCGTCAATTTCGGTTTGGAGTTTTTCTTCTGCCGGTGTCGCATTACGTGGTTCAGCAATGCGCCAATCTAGTGTCAAAATCGCCCGTTTGCGCGTCTGAATATTCGCACCAATGGCACTGTCTTGCTCTTCAATATCCATGAATAATTCATGCTGTGCCGTAATATCGCCGTTTTCCGCATCCTCTAAGATGCTTTTTAACTTTGACGGGGTAATACGGTTACTTGGGTGGTCTGATAAAACACGCCCATTTGCCGTCACCATTGCTTCGTCGGTTTGGGTTGGTTCTGTTTTTGACCCAACCAATGTTTTAATTTTTTCCCAAAATTTCATGTTTTATCCTCGCCAAATGCTATATAAATCATCTTCCGCTTCAAATTCATCATGCCCCAAGTCTTCGTCGTTTAAGCCTATCCACTCAATCGGGGTGGAGTTGGTGATAGCATTCTTCCACAACATTTCCAGCGCATCCGGGCCATCATCATGGTCAGCTTTTGGAAAGTGACGCAGTTGCGCAATTAAGGTCGCTTGTGTGCTGTGCAACAAAATTAAGCCATTCACCATGTGCGGTTGTAAGGACTCAATACGGAGCATTTTGTCTGTGTTCGGCTTAATTGCGGTTGCTGGCACAGGTGCGCCACGTTGTGCCGAGCGCTTAACCAGTTCATCTTTTAAAAACTCCTGAAATTGCACGGTTTCCACAAACCAACGATGGCATTTGTATTGCTGTTGGAAACGGATCACATCTTCAATAATCAAATCTGGCAGACGTTTTTTCACCTGCGCTTCTACAACATACAACTTACCCGTGGCGCGCTGATAACCGCCCACCAAAATCGCCGACGGGTCACGGCTTGCCCCCGCTTTGCCGAGTGACGGGTCAACTGCACCGAAATAAATCAAATCGGATGGCAGTTCCGTCCAGTATTTAATGGCATTGGCAAAAATCGCATCATCACTGCTTAACGGGTCATTTTGATATTCAGAATCAAAAGTCGCATGGCCATCACGAGCACGGATTTTCATGAGTGTAAGTAACGGACGTGCTGCCCAGCTCACTTCTGAGCCTTTATCCATTGCTGCTTGATTAGCGTAATAAAAGGCATCCGCAACCGCCTCGCCCTCATTCAGGAAAAAATCTTCCCACTTGTCCCACAACGCCATATCGTCAGGCATTTTCTTCAGCGCTTTGAATTTGGCGGTTTTCCATGCCTTGGAGCTCAAAGTGCGGTTCAGTACGCTGTCGTAGTGCAGGATAGTCCCGATATAGACCACGTCCAGTTTATCGCCTGCCGCGCCCAATGGAAGTACGGTCTTTTTCAACCAGTCATGCAACTTATCACGCTGTTCTGCGCTGCGGACTTGTTCGTCATTCTCAATATCGTCTAACACAACAAGATCAGGACGATAAGCCCCGTGGCGTAAACCACGCAATTTCTTGCCCGAACCCGCCACCTGCACTTTCTGATTGGCTTTTGTGATAATGGTTGCCGCTTGCCATACGCGACCTTGTCCTGCTACCTCCGGGAAGTCAATACATAGTCGTTGGTTAAATTCCAATTCCACTTTGATTGCTTCCAACATTGGGTAGGCTTGGTCGATACTGTCCATCACAATCAGGGCATAGCGTTTTTGCTGTGTCACCAAGCAATAAAGCGTAAACAACTGCGACACCAACGTGGATTTCGCTTCACCACGGGGCGCGGCAGTTGCCATATTGATAGGTTTAGGCGCTTGTAATACGGCAGGGAGCTCAGCAAACAAATAATTATGCAAATCTGAACGTGATGCCGAACGCACATAATGCGGGAAATAATGGGACACGAAATAATCGTAACCACTCACTGGGTCAAATACTTTTTTACGGCGTTCAACCACTGCTTCTGAGCTGTCGTCCCAACCGTCAAAAGAGGCTTCGAGTTTTTGTCGCATACTATCTGCATAGGCGCGCAACTCATTTAAAAGTTCTTTATTCTTCATTTAAAAACACCGTAAAAATTGACCGCACTTTAATCGCTCACTAGTAAAGCCAAAAACACCCACCAGCCCCAACTTCCGCCATCTCTAGCGGAAAGGCATGCCATAATGACAAAAAAGAAACAAAGGAGATTCATTTGAACTCCTTGTCTAAGGTTTCAGCAAATCCGTTTAATAATTCTAGGAATTCTTGCAAAAGCTCAGGTTTATTCGCCTGTACGAAATCACCAAACATTTTGACGGTTTTAATTGCGGTCGCCATTTCTGACACTTCAGGCAATAACCGCTTACTGCTCGCCACCATTTTCGAGTAGCTATCACCTAAACCTTGGATCAGTTTAGCTTTATCGCTGACTGGCAACTCTTCCGCATGGCGCAATTCTTCCATGG